CAATCATGGTCTGGTTCTTCTTCTTAGCAACTGGGTGCCATCGCTCGCCGAAATCTTTAAAGTATTGGTTTCGAAGCGCACCTTCAGCGCTATCAATTGTCATGCGTAGCTTTGGCACTCGATATTGTTTGAGCACCTTGTCAATGAAATTACTAACCATGACAGTCAGCTCGCTAGGTGCCTTCTTAATAACTTGACCGGCAGGGCTGTAATAGAATGTATCCAACAGAATTACATTGCCCTTTGCAGTCAGACCGTAAGCACCGCATGCCGTAGCAGATTGTTGGTGACCTGTATCCATTGCGAATGATATACCGATGAGTCTATCGTCTGTTGGCAAGCTATCGATAGCGTGGAATGTGCTCATGTTATACACTTGATTACCAAGACCAACCGCTTCACCAAGATATAGATAGCGGTAATAGTCGTAATCATTCTGCTTAATGCGTTCTATATCCTCAAGCATTTGCTCGGTTACAAAACCTAACTTATCATCAAGATAGGTACTTGAGTGCGCTAGATAGTTATCATTGGTCTTGATGTCCTCAAACCACTCGTTTATCCAACTATATGGGTTTCTAGGTGGGTTGTATGACCAGAAAAATTGCACAAACGGGGCTTTCTCATGTTTCTGACGCATGAAAGTGACATTTGACTGGTCGAAGTCCTCTGCGTTGTTAAACTCAGCCGCTTCTTCGTACCAAACGGCGATGATATTCCCAATGTCGTTTGATTTCAGCTTTTGGAAGTCGTCTTGACCGTAGAAATAGAAGGTTGAACCTGTACGCTTGTGGACTATCTTAAAGGGGCTTACAGTAGCTCTAAATTGAGTGTCTAGTCCAAACATACTGATTGCCCATTGAACCTTATTAAACACGCTGTCCCTGATTGTATTGGCTACCTTACGAATGACTACCACGTTAGCTTTATCGCTCCTCATGATGTATTTAATCATCATATAGACAAGCTTCAGCACGATAACTGAGGACTTGAAAGAGTTCCGTCCACCTTTAAGCACGTTGTAAGGTTTGTCAGATTGCCACACCACCTTGAAGTTAGGGTTTACATTCTTTTGAATGTCAATCGTTGTCATTCGGGATGTCCTCCCAAGCGTTGATGATATTGACGTTCATAGTCCCTTCAACACCGCTATCAAGCTGTTCTCTTAGCTTTCTGATTTCAAGTTCCAATTTCTCGGACTGTTTAGCCGTTGGATAACGTTTCAAAATTTCAACAATCGCCTTGATAACAGTGTTGTTGTCAGCCTTCTTCATCAACCTTTCAACTTCACCAGTCAACGGGTTCATCATCAAAACTTCTTCGTCTCGTTTCCCTCTAGCAATGTCGGATAGGATGGACAAGGCTTCTTTTGCACTCATGATATTTGCATCGTGCATCTTCTCGATTTCGGCAGTGATAAAGCTTTTTATTTCAGCTTTTTTCAGCAATTTCTCAGCTTGTGCGCCCGATGTTCTCGGACTATACCCAGCATTAATCGCTGCTTGTGTGCCATTCCCTAGCTTGATGTACTCGCTAGCAAATAATTTCTGTCGTTGATTTAGCCCAATATGTCCACCTCCTTCATCGCTAGATTTTTGTGCATAAAAAAGACAACCCACAAAATGAGTTGTCTAGCTATAATTATCAATACTAATATTATATCGCTAACAAACGTTCAAATTCTAACATTTATCAAGTGTTTTCCTCGTCTTTATCTCCCGAAAACACCAGACATTCACCGTTTCTGTAATTCTCTGCAAACTCTAAAATGGCCTGTTCTCTCATTCGATAATATTCGCTTTCGGAATATCCAAGATCCATATAGACTTCAATATTGTACTGCTTTCTGTTTCTGCAGTAACACTCTATCAATATCTGACTGTAATGTCTATCTGATAATGCGTTGATAGCTCTGACAATAGCTTGCAAGTCTTGCTCAGCGGCAACCTTGCGTGTCACCATACTTTCGGTCTGACTATGAACCGTGCCATCGAATGATTTGGGTTCTAACGAGAATGACGCTGTCACCTTAGGGGCGTATTCCAAGCCCGCTATTCGTGTCAGCATGCGATACCTTCTCAGTACCTTTATAGCTTTGTTTTTTGTTGCGGATCTGTTTACCTCCGCAAATAGATTGATACTTGCCATGGCACCCCTCTTATGTGATATAATGGTTATATCATGCTTCAAAGAGTGCCGGCCAGTGTGTCGGTCTTTTTTTATCCAAGAAACGTTAAGAGGTTTTATATGATATGCTAGTTTCGTTTCTCGGACTTTTTTAATGAGTGGATAGATATACATCATTATTGGAGATTTCTCTCCTTTTTAAGAATATAAAATTTGAATTAGTGGAGATATACCTAGACCACAGTTTACGTTTCCTTTATCACCTCCCATACGTTAGATTTGCAACGCTACCAGTTATGTGCTGCAGTGATTTGAATGAAATCAAAAAGGCTCCTCTTTTCTAATTTTAGATTAACTGGATTTTTTCAGCTTCAACCACCAGCCAAAGCGTCCACTGAGTAATGCAATGATATCGATAAGAAAGAGGGTTTTTCACATCCTTTTTTCTTAAATTTGCTGGATTTAGTGCATAGGTCTATCAGCTATGCGGTGTCCAAAAGCGTAATCACTTAGATATTTTTGATAGACAATAGCCAGAGACGGATTCGAACCGCCTGAAAACCATACTAGCTACACACCGAGCATATAAGCTCGATATAGATAATGTTTAACAGTTGGCTTGTTGCGTCCAAGACCTTCATTATTACGGTATCTTCTTGCTATGCGGTCAATATCCTCGTCTAGCTCTGCTGCCCAGTCATAATTATTGAATACAAATTTAGCAATATCGCCAAACAAATCATCGGATATTAGTCCCTCTATCTGAATTAACTTGCGAGGTGTTAATCTGTTAATCTCTCGGTAGAGCTTGCTTAGATTGTCAGCATGTTTCCTAGCTTCTTCTCTAGAGCAGCCTATCAAGCTCATAATATGAGTTGTGACTCTTTTGCCGTACGATTCTCGCATGGCTTCGATTTCATCACAGAAACGCTTGAATAAGTCGTCTGGCAGTCCAGCGTTGTCAAACGATACATGTTTTTGATAGGCCTTCTTCCCTCGATAGTTCTCAGCTAGATATGCGTGTAGGTCGTTAAATAGCTGGTCTGATATAAGACCTCTTAAATCCTCAGCCGTGTTCGGAGATAACCTGGAGCGCTCGTGAATGACATTGCAGAATTTCTGTGAGTATTTCCTTGATTCACGAACATCGCAATTCCGGACGGTTCGGATTCGCCCGTTAAACTCTCGTCCATATTTCACTCTAAGTGCGTTGCATTCATTGACCAGCCGTCGATAGAGCTCCTCAGTCAATCCAGCGTTTGGGTATTTCCTAGTCATCGCTATCACCCTCTCAATATTTTATGTTCTACGCAACATCCATCAAACCAAATTTCTGGTAACTCACCATAACCAAATCTGTAATTCATGCTTTTGTTGAGCACCAGAAACATTCTTGATGTTCCTCTTTTATCTCTGAATGTAGATATTAATATATTTCGTTCAAAACCGCCATGTTTCAAACTTTTATCATAAAGCTTACTAAATGCTTTGACATACTGTTTCTTACGCTGCCGCTTGTTCATTGCTCTCTCCCTTTCAAATAGCTAGGGATATCATCCCCGACTTGCACACTATCGTACTGCTCCTTGCTTACAAGAAATTTCCCGTAAGCCCCACAATCGAGCGTATAGAGTTTCCCTACCATTTCCTTGCCAGTAATTTTCCCGTGCAATACAGTGGCATTATCAGCCTTATGCACGACGATGGCTTCTACTGGTCGATTCAGTACGCTAACTACAGTTGTGATGTTGATTCCTAATGCTATCAACAATAGAACTGTAGCTACTACAAGCTGATTTTCTCGTTTAGAGGTCTTCTTCTTTGACGAATGTTCCATTTACCATTTTTCCTTTCCGATTCTTAATTTCCTCGTATGCAATGCTTAGACACTCAGTTACATCAAGGTCTAGTTGATGTGCTAGCACGATGATTGTTACTAACGTATCGCCAATAGCGTCCTTAAGTGCTGCTCGCGGTTCCGTGAATTTAGTCGGTTTCAAGAGTACGTCCCGAATTTCTCCGACTTCTTCAGTTACACGCATCCACTGAATTTTTGGGTCAGCTTGCTTAAGGCTGCGCTTGTCAGCCCAATCGTTGATTTTGGTGATTAATTCCGAGAATGCATTATTGTTTCTGTTCATTTTTGATTACCTCTTTCAACCACTGGATAAGCGGCAATTTTGTCCGATATATAAATAAACGGATCGCTAATATATAACGTGCTAGGGAATAGCTTTCTTTCGCCCCAAATATCATACGGTACGTCAGATAAATGTAGTGCCGTTGAATCTTCACGACATTTTTCGACATAGTTGATTTTTTCAACATTAATCAACATTGTCCTTTCTCCTCTGGCGTAGTTGAGAGGTGTTACTTCGATAAATCTTGCCACCTACTCCACCTCTTTCACTTCCACGCCTGGGCAGTCGAACATCCAGCCGAACCCGTTCGCTTCTAGCTCTTTGCGGGTGTGCTGGGTTTTGTATTTTTCAGTTTCGTTTTTTGATGCAATAAACCAGCGTTGATTATCTAAATTTTTATTAAGATAATCGCAATATCCATAAACCCCTTTAATTCGAACTGTATACCGCTTCTCTTTCTCCACCTCATAGCCGAACTGGTGCATGTTGACGAGGGTGATGATAGGATTCTTATCGTCATCGTTCATCCATTTTTTAAATTCATCTTCTGGCTGTATGCCCCAATCTTCTATAAAATCCCAAATGTTGTAATCTAAGTACTCTTTATTCCTCTCATACCAATCCGCAACGTACTTCGGTACGACTGGTTTTTCGAAGAGCGACTCATATAAATCTTCTTTGTTCATCATTTTGTATTCTCCTTGTAAATAATCAGAGCTGAATTGTTAAAGTAAGTAGCACTGATTCCACTATCAGCAACGGCAGAAATATTTGACTGATACTTAATATCAATAATTTCAATACTTGGGTTTTTTTCTAAGAAATCATTGATTAAATCATCAATCTCTTTTTGGTCAAGAAAATCTTGACTAGTTACTAAATATTTAGTTTTAATCACGCTCCCACCTCACACATAATATTTTTGTTCCAAGTCAATCATCTCTTGTCTAAGTTCAATTCCCAGACGTTTGATTTTTGATTTATT